TAGTGGCGTTAATCTGATTGGATCTCCTCAAACTGGACTTAATGCTAGTAAGTCTCCTGTTGGAACTACAATCGCTGATGGTGTTGAGTGTGTTTATATTAGAAGCAAGTCTTACGATCTTAAGAAGGGCGTGGACAACTTCTCAGCTAGTCTGGGAGAATTGATGAGGGGATATGATAAGTTCACTACTGAGAATGTAGAGGACCTTGATTATATTCTGCAAGGACCAGCTGGTGATAGTGAGTTTAGTTTCGATCCAGATGATTTCCATTCTGGAGATGCTCAGGTTAATACTATTTCTGATTGTATTGCTAAAGCTAACTATCTGATTTCTATTGCTGAATCCAGAAGGGATTGCATTAGCTTCATCTCTCCTCCTCGTCAGTTGGTTGTTGGTCAATCAAACGCAGATAAAGTAACTGATTCTCTTGAGGATTACTATGATAATCTGACTAGTAGTTCCTATGCTGTATTTGATAGTGGCTACAAGTACATGTATGATAGGTTCTCTGATGAGTATAAGTATGTGCCTATGAATGCAGACGTTGCTGGATGCATGGTGCGTAGTTCTATTCTTGCTGAGCCCTGGTATTCACCAGCAGGTTTGGCTAGAGGTCAGGTCTTTAACATTGTGAAGCTTGCTTATAACCCAAGCAAGGCACAGAGAGATCAACTTTATACTTCTAGAGTTAATCCTATTGTTACTTTCCCAGGTGAAGGTACAGTTCTCTTTGGTGATAAGACAGCCCTGTCTTACAGCTCTGCCTTTGATAGAATCAATGTCAGAAAGCTCTTCTTGGTTATTGAGAGGGAGATTGCTAAGATGTCTAGGGTGAACTTGTTTGAGTTTAATGATGAAGTGACTCGTACACTCTTTAAGAACAATGTTAATCCTTTCCTGAGAGATGTTCAGGCTAAGAGAGGAGTAACAGACTTCCTGGTAGTTTGTGATGAAACAAACAACACACCTGAAGTTGTTGATAGGAATGAGTTTGTGGCTGATATTTATGTCAAGCCTGCAAGATCTATCAACTTCATCACTCTGAACTTCGTAGCAACGAAGACTGGAGTAGCATTCGATGAGAGTGTTGCTCTCTTTAGACGTCCCAACTCTTAATTAAACCCCCATTGCCTAGGTAACAACTATGTCACGTAAAAGTATTGAAGATTTTAAGGCAGTTCTACAGGGTGGTGGGGTACGCCCCACCATGTTCCAGGTGGAGCTTAGCTTTCCCCCTGGTGTCGCTGAAGACACCACAGAAGCAACACAAGAGGCAGTCTTTCTAGTAAAGGCTGCTTCACTTCCTGCATCTAACGTTGGAACAATTGAGGTTCCGTTCAGAGGACGTAAGCTCAAAGTTTCAGGTGACAGGACATTTGATCCATGGGAAGTAACTATCATCAATGATGTTAGTTTCTACCTTAGGACTACTTTTGAAAAGTGGTCAGAGAAGATTCAGAATATGAATTATGCTCTGGGTGCTAATACTCTTGATGCTTACTTTGCTACAGCAACTGTAAGACAGCTTGATAGAGATGGTAACCAACTGAGAGTATATGCTTTTGAAGGTATTTGGCCTTCAACTGTTAGTGAGATTGGACTTGACTTTGATAGCACAGACACCATTGAAGAATACACAGTTTCCTTCAATGTCCAATACTGGGGTGCTGCTGCTAACAACGATCCACTTCCTTCTACCACTCCTGTGATTCCACAGCCTGGTCCAGTTATCAGAAGTTAAAATACATTCCAAAGGGGCTGGAAACAGTCCCTTTTTTAATGCCCTAAATACTTCACAAGGTAAATTAGTGGCACTGTGAATCCGTCCCAATCACAATATTTGAATCAACCTTCCCGTCTATTTGGTTTTTCCTATAAAACTGATGAACTGGAACAGCTCACCAAGATATCTCCCGTACCTCCTAATATGGATGATGGGGTCCAGGTATCTGCTGGTGGACTTTACGGGTATGGAATTGATCTAGACCAAGAAACAACTAAAGATTATGAAGCTGTGAGGAAATGGAGGTGCATGGCACTCCATCCCGAAGTTGATTCAGCTATTGAAGATATTGTTAATGAAGCTATTGTTTCCGACACCAACGATACTCCTGTTGCAATTGATTTAAGTAATCTTGATATTTCAGAAAGAGTTAAAACAATCATCAGGGAAGAGTTTCAATACATTCTTCACCTATTAGATTTTAATAATAAAGCCCATGATATGTTCCGCAAGTGGTACATTGATGGACGCATTTATTATCAGAAAGTAATTGATCTGAATCAACCAGAGAAAGGTATTACAGACATTCGTAATATTGACGCTCTTAAGATCAAACCTATTCGTCAGTATATGAATCCCAATCTTCCTCAACCTTATTTGAGGAATGATCAGAAGGCATATTCTTCTAATTCATCTGGGGCATTTGGGCAGGCTCAGAATCAATTCCCTGCTAGAGTAATAGAATACTTCCTTTATAATAAGAAGGGTATGAATTACCTGGGACAATCAATGGGTCCCAATAGTCAAGCTCAAACTATTAAGCTTGCTAGAGATGCTGTAACCTATGTTTCATCTGGCCTTGTTGATGGTAATAATGGGAGGGTTCTATCTTATCTCCAGAAAGCACAAAAGGCGATGAACCAGCTGCGCTGGATGGAGGATTCTATTGTTATCTACAGGATGGCTAGAGCCCCTGAGAGGAGACTTTTCTATATTGATGTAGGTAATCTTCCTAAGGCTAAGGCTGAGAATTATCTCCGTGATGTGATGGCACGTTATAGGACTAAGATTTCCTACAATGCTGCTACTGGAGAGATTCAGGATGAGAAGAAGTATATGTCTATGCTGGAAGACTACTGGCTACCACGTAGAGAAGGTGGTAGAGGTACAGAAGTATCCACACTACCTGGTGGACAGAACCTAGGTGAGTTGGAAGATCTTAAGTACTTCCAGGATAAGCTTTATCGTTCCTTGAATGTTCCTGCTTCACGTCAGGATGCTGGTGATGGCTTCCAGATTGGACAATCAGATAACATCATGAGGGATGAGGTTAAGTTCTCCAAGTTTGTTGGTAGAATGAGAAAGAGATTCTCCGGTATCTTTGTTGATCTTCTTAAGACTCAGTTGGTTCTGAAAGGTGTTGTATCGCCCAAAGAATATGATGCAATGAAGGAGCATATCCAGTATGACTTCATGTATGATAATCACTTTGCTGAGCTGAAAGAGATGGAGATGATGCAGAATCGTCTCAACCTTGCTACTATGGCTGAGCCATATCTTGGTAAGTATTTCTCCGTGTATCAGGTTCGCAATCGTCTCCTTGGTTATACTGATGGGGAGATTAAAGATATTGATAGGCAGATTGCATATGAGCGTAACGTTGGTATTATTCCGGATCCAGAAGCTCAACTTGCTACTGAGGATGATGAAGCTATTGCTCAGGGACAGGGACAACCTGCTGATATGGGAATAGAAGGAGACATGGGATTGTCTGGTGACCCTGCTGAGATCAGTGCTGATATTAATATGCAAGGGATGGGCGGAGGAGCACCTTCTCCTATGCCTTCTCCTATGCCAGCACCAGCCCCAATGCGATAAACCCTAAATACACAGTGTAAACTACTTAATTATTATGTCCCGAGTAGCAGAGTTAATCGATCTCGTTGTTCAAGGTAAGAACGCAGAAGCTTCTGATTGTCTTAATCAGGAGTTGCTTTCTAGAACATATGATGGTATTAATGAAATTAAACCACAAGTGGCAATGGATTATTTTGCCCCAGTGATTAATGTGCCAGGTGACGGTGGTCCATTGTCAGCAGAACATCCATCAGGAGGAGTATCCGATGAAACTGATTAGAGAAGAAGTCGAATCTATTGAGGTTCTTTGTGAAGAAAGTCAAGGTAAGAAAACATTCTATATCCAGGGGCCATTCCTACAAGGCGACATCAAAAATAGGAACGGTCGTATCTATGAGTCTCGGATTTTGGCTAAGGAAGTCAAAAGATACAATGAATCTTATGTGGATAAGAATAGGGCAATGGGGGAGCTTGGTCATCCAGACGGCCCAACTGTTAATCTTGACAGAGTATCTCATAAGATTACGTCTCTCAAGCAGGAAGGTTCAAACTTCATAGGTAAAGCAAAGATTCTTGAAACACCTATGGGACGTATTGCTGGTGCTCTTCTTAATGATGGAGTAACACTTGGTGTATCTTCCCGTGGAATGGGATCACTTCAACAAAGAAATGGCTGTAACTATGTGGGTGAAGATTTTATGTTGGCTACCGCTGCTGACATTGTTGCTGATCCCTCTGCTCCCGATGCCTTCGTCCAGGGAATTATGGAAGGGAAAGAATGGGTTTGGGACAACGGACTTCTTAAAGAAAGAGAAGTTGCAGCAATTTACGACAGAATCGAGAACTCTGTTCTCATTGGGGAACTAGAAGCTCAAAGTTTAATTGAGTTTGAACAGTTCCTTTTATCATAAGAGTTATCCGTAAATAAATCTTCCATAATGTGGGGGATTTATAAATAACTTTGACTAAATACTTGAAACAAAGCATCTGAAACAATGGCAATTACACAGTCACGTACTCAAGTTAATTCTAGGGCCTCTTCTGGGGAGCCTATGCAAAAACTATCTCCCTCAGTAGTACCTGGTCAATCTATTAGTGATATTGGTGGTCCTACTCCTTATGATGGAGAGCCTACTGGTGATTCTCAGAAGATTGATAATGAGGGTACATCCCAGTCACATACTGAAGTAAACAATGATGCTTCTGCTGCTGAATCAGGTGGTCGTTATGTAAATGCTAAGGATGCTCTTCCTGGCGGTGCTTCCTCAGGGAGTGCTAATGGTTCTACAGGGACTGGCCGTAAGAACAAAGGTGTTGGTAAACTGAGCCCAACTGTGGCTTATGAGGACACCCAAATTGATGACACTGCTCGGGAATCCCTTGAGGAACTGGCAGATGGTCAAGGTGCAAGTGCTGACTTTAAGACAAAAGCTAAAGTCATTTTTGAAAGCGCACTGAACCAGAAACTCCAACTGGAAGTTAACAGGTTGGAAGAAGAATTCTCAACACGTTTTGAGGAAGAGATCAAGGACATTGCAGAGAAAGTCGAGTCCTTCCTTAACTACACTTCAGCACAATGGCTGGAGGAGAACAAGCTTGTGGTTGAAAATGGTATCCGCAATGAGCTTTCTGAAAGCTTCATGCAGGGTATGAAATCACTCTTTGAAGACCATTATGTCACACTTCCAGATGAGAAGTATGACATCTTTGAAAGCATGGTCGCTAAACTTGATGATATGGAAAACAAACTGAACGAACAGATTGAAGCCAATGTTGGTCTTTCATCTAAGATGTCAAGTTTCCAGCGTGAATCAATTGTTTCTGATGTCTCTTGGGATCTTTCCGAGAGTGCTAAGGACAAGCTCGCTGGGCTGGCTGAAAGCGTAGAGTTTGAAAGTGAAGCTAATTATCGTGAGAAACTCAACATTCTCAAGGAATCATTTGTGGAAGCAGCTGTAGTTTCTGAGGAAACTCAGGCTTCTTCTGGTGAGTACCTTGCAGAATCTGCTGAGGCTCTCGCCCCGACAGTGGATGAGAGTATGAGTGGCACAATGGCTGCATATAGCCGTGCCCTTTCCCGCACTGTCAACCGTTGAAAACAAACAAAAGGTAATCCCTAAAATGACTGCACAAAATCTGCAGGAGAAGTGGGCACCTATTCTGAATCATCAAGATCTTCCTGAGATCCGCGATCCATACAGAAAG